AGCTGCTGCATCACGATCCTTTTCAAACGTTGTCATTTGTGATGGTGTACCTGATGTACGTCCAAATGAACCAGAAGCCAACAAATATGTGTTGTATAAACCATCAGTCGGCACTAATGCATCATCAACAATGACACGGTAGCCAAGATAGGTTGGAATTTGTACTTGTGACTGTGATGCTGGAATGAATTGTATCAAGTTTTGCTTTTGCAAATCTGTGTAAACAGCTGAATGCATGACCAACAATGATAACTTATCAGCAGCATCCCCTAACAATTGTTTTGTGTCTAACACTGCAGCTGCATCAATAGAAGCTGATGTTGCATTCAAATGGTCTGTTTCCCCAGTAGTAAGTGCGCCGTTAGTTCCAAATAAACCAGCCAATGTGGATGTCAACACTTTTTGTTCTTGACGAATCCAATATGAACCAATCTTGTTCATCAATGATCCCATTGGGTCCGAACCTGACATTACTGCTGACAATTCATTAACAGACCAACCGCGTCCACGATACATGACGGCTGCAATATCTTGTCCAGCTACGATTTTATCAGTTGACAATGAGTCACTATCAGAAAGCACCTCATCTTCTCCAGATAAATCATTCCAGTAAGGCATATGAACTAGTGTCCCACCTGCTTGAATATTTGCAGCAACACGTGCATCTGCTACCGCTACCCCTGATTGGATAAGTGCAGAATTTTCTGTTGAATATTGCTCCATGTATTGATTAAATACTTCTGGCGTTACTACGTCGATAATTTTTGTATTAGCGTTAGGCATTTACTTATTCTCCTTGTGATTGTTCTAGGTACTTCGTTAAATTGAAGCCCTCTGTTTTCATTGCTTCAGTAAGATTACCTGGTTGCTTTGGTGTTCCCCCGCCTGCCGGGTTATATCCTTGTTGCGAGCCACCGTCAAACAAATATCCCTTACTATCTTGCAACTTTTCAATTTGATCATTAAGCCCAGACAAATCGCCGTCATCCGTCAGTTTGATTGCTTCCATGTCTAAGAATGCTTTCAAGTCTTGTGGATCACGTGCCTTCGTTTTAGATAATGCGTCGCTCAATGCGCTATCAAGTTTCGTTGCTGCCAACTTTTCATTAAGTGATTGCGTATCGGTGTCATATTTGCTTTGTAAATCTGACAATCGCGTTGATAATTCTTCATTATCTCCCGCACCTTTTTTCAAATCCTTAATATCCTTGTCGCGTTGTGTCATCTGTTCATTTAAGCTGTCACGCTCGGCAGTTACGGTATCAAGCTTTGCATTTTCTTGATTGATTAATTCACCTTTTAACGCCATCACACCTTTGACTTGCTCATCATCAAGACCTAACGATTTCAAATCTTCTGTGTTCATACTTTACCTCCCGCGGTTGTTGCGGCAGTCCGCCCTGCCATGAGTTAGGTATGAAAAATGAACAGTTTAGCGACATATTCAGGTCGTGTTAGGTAAGTCATCCCATATCATTGGTTAGTGAGAATAATTTTTATGCAAACAAAAAGCAACCACTCTCGTGATTGCATTAGTATTTACCACTTTTCAGAAGTAGTTATTTTTGTAATAAAATCTGCTATCTTAGTAAGTTTTTTATTGGTAGCCGAGTCATTTGTTTGAACCTCACCAGTCTCGATTTCAATCATTTTATCAAACACTTGATCGAATGCTTCATCAGTCATCACATCTTCAAACACAATGCCAAAATCGTGCTTCAACGTAGTGACTTCATGTTCAGTTAAATAGTCATTTATCTTTTGCATATTTCTTAGCATACCTTTCTTGTGTTTTATACGTGGTGACAACATTACCAGTCTCTGGATTAATAACAACCGTTGATTGTTGACCTAAATATTTACGCCCAACTTGGCCACTACCATTTACTTTATCTGGATAAACATGCAATGGATCAGTCAGTGCCTGCTTAATACTATAGACATCAACTGCTCGTTGAGCCATCCGTTCTGTTACATGCCTAGATACGCCAGATATTTCAACGCCATCTTTTGTTGCTACACCAATAATACCATTTTTTGAAATAGCCTGCTGATAGGCAAACCACTCATCAAATGTCTGACTTGGTACTCGTTCACCTTTGCCAGTTTCAGGATTACGTGACCAGCGTGTCGACGTTTCATCTGCTAATTCTTCGTACCAAGGTGCTGTAGTACAACGACAATGCGCATGCATGACTGGATAATTGACGCCCTCTGACCGCTCTTTCAAATCAAATACTTTACCATCTAGATGTCGACAAGTATCGCACGTATGTGTCTCTAACGTTGCCAAATACTCATATTTTTCAATACCCGATTCAGTATAAGCACTTGCTGTTGCCGCTTCAGTTGCATGTGCAACCTCCGTTGTGATTAATCTGTGAACTTGGTACTTTTTAAAGTTCCTAAACGTCAAACTTGTGTCTTTTATCAACCGGTCCGGACTATAACCCAAGGCAATACCACGACTGATAGTGTCTTGTAAGGCATTTGGTAATACCTCAGTCATATTCCCCCAGACACGGTGACTAAAATCATCACCAAACCATGGCTTGCTAATCACATTTTGTAATTGTTCAGCATCAAAGTGAGCAAAATCAGATGTGAACGAACTATTTTGAGATTGTGTATTGAACACCGTACGGTAATAAGTATCTTCAAATGTGTTAGTTAACATACCAAGCATCTTAAGCTGTTCTGGTTTAGCATAACCAGCTAAAATGTTCTTAATTTGTGCATCTAAAACTTGTAAACGACTAACTCGGCTACGATAATATTCAAAGTTTAACTCATCATCATAGCCACCTGCACGCGCTTTGTGTTCCCATTCATCTAACGTATTCTGCCATTGATGATTTTCAACACCACGCAATATTTTCTGCGCCTCATCAGCATTAATTGTGCCGTCTTCATCAGCGTACTTATTGGCCCATTTTTTGATAACATTTTCAACCTCAAGCGAAGCATTGGCCAATCGTTTTGCCATATCAAACTCATATTGTTCACCTTGATTTAATGCTGCATTTTTAATTTTCAAAGCGCGCTTACGCCAGTAGTCCGCACTATTCATTTATTAATCCTCAATGTCAGTACGTGCTGCTTGGTTATCGTAAGTGTCTGTTTGATTTTGCCTTAATTCCAACTCATCTTGCCAATCATCAACAAGTGGATTACTTTTTGCAATGGCTTCATCACTGGTTACATTAGCTAACTTTGCAACAATATCTGCTTGTTCTGTGTCATCTTTTACGGCTGCTCTTGTCCATTTTTGTGTAATGCGCCGCTTCTCTGACTGGCCATCGTTCAAATAACGTAAGACCGCACGTACCAACTCAGAAACACCTGGGCGAAACTCACTCTCAAGTGCAGCTGCTTTCAGTTCAAGTAGTGTGTAAATCATTTTCAAAGCCACACCTGTTTTGTTCGTCCCCATTTCAACACGCGACGGGTCAACACCTTGACCATGCAAGAATATCGCTTCTCGTGTTCTGTCTAATAAATCATCACGAGCTTGTACTGGAATATCAATCGTTAACTTATCAACACCTGATTGATCATTGCCATCATATTTTTCTAAATTAAGCACTTGATCGCGCTTTAGTTTTTGTTTGAATTCATCAGCACTGCCGGCATCACTATAATTTGTTAATATCAGGATAACTTGTTGCACATCATCAACATCATTTACGAAGCCAGAATAAACACGGTCAAATACATCAATCAACCCTTTGTAACGTGACAAGTCTGCAGTGCCATCTTGATTATTCATAAATGGAATAAATGGCACCGCACCTGCGTCATGTTTTAAAATATTGCTGTTATCTAAAGGTGATGCGGTTGTAATGTCAAACACTGGCACCCTAAAATCATACTCGAGCGCTGCATAACCTAAACCTTGTTGATGTTTGAAAAACTGCGCTTCCTTATCAGTCCATTATTCATCGTAGATATAAATGTCACCTGTCTCTGTGTCGAGTGATTCATACGTTCGACGTACTGCCAACAACTTTTGTTCCAAGCTACTGTCATAAATTGGTGTAATCTGCGCTGGGTCAATCGTTGCAAAGTGAAATACCCCCTCATTGTCTGTCCAATAATGTAACCACGCTGTGCCTGCATTAGCTGCATTAACAACTAATCTGTTAAAAATACGTGCATAATTATCTCCCAATACTTCAAGCGCCCTTTGATTTAATGCATCATCTTCAACGTCAAAAGTTGGGACAATACCACCGACATATTGTGCTTTTTGGTCAACCAGAATGCGATGATAACCATTACTGATACGATTGTCAGCCTTACGAATGAGTTCATCGTTTTTACCGTTTGCATCAAGCGTATCTTGGCCACCCTTGTCACGCGTGATATCATTTTTATTATTGTAATAACGCACTGACTCCTCGTATTTAGCAGTCAATCGTGTCCGCAAATCATCAGTGCTTTTAAATACTTTTTTTGCTACTTCTAATTCCATGATTACCAACCAATCTTTGTCCTTGTGCTTAATATCGTGTAGACAAAATATCTGTCTGCATCCATCGCATGATCATGTTCCTTTACCGGTTTATCTTCGCCCTTATCTGCTGCCTTTTTGTCCCAAATATATGAGTTGATTTCCTTGAAAGTATTCACTGCTTTCGATGACCACTTAATCTTGCCCTCATTCATTGCTGACATCTGCGCTCTTATACCGTTAAGCACATCATTTCTAGCCGGAACAACTCGGAAACCACATTGTCTAAGTTCAGCCCTGAAACTAGCAGCAGCGGGATCAAGAATCATTTTGACATGCTTACGTTCTAAATGATTACGCTCATAAAACTCTTCTAGGTCTTCACGGAATTGGCTATCTGTCTTCTGCTTAGCTGTGTCACGTCCTGAGTAATAATACTCATCAGTGTTGTACCAGACGCCTTTGTAACGTGACCAGCGTTTAAATACGGTCGCATTCTGTGTACCATAATCTGCTGACACCCACTCTTCATCAAAAGAAGTATTATCCGGTAAATCAACCACCATTTTGTCCTGGTCAAAGTTGTCATAAATGACGCCCTCGGAGACTGACCATTGGCCAAGAATATAACGCTGGTAAAATACACCTGAATACATGCGCTCATATCGTTCACGCGTGGCCACACTTAACGAGGGATTATCTTTCATCATAAAATGAATGCGTATCGCGTGATGTTTGGCAAGATTGTCTATCCATTCTTGCTTGAACCAATGATATGGCCCTTCTGGGTTACCATTAAACCAAAACTTCGCACCAGTATCAGAAGCACGCGCCGTGGCTTGATTAACAAAGCTCTGTGGCATCAAAACCACTTCATCAAAGAAAAAGCCCGCAGTCGTGATACCTTGTACCAAGTCTTGCGAACTTTCATCTTTACCACCAAATAGGAAATAAAAGTTTGTTGTATTGCCCTTTGTGATGTCGAGTCTGTTCTCACTGCGATTATCCTTAACCGAGTACCCCGATGCACTCAACATTGACACTAAAGGCCTGATAACATTTCGTCTCAGTGATCCAATAGTTTTACCAGCCATGCCAAAGTTATGGCCATTAAATTCTGCCATGGACCAAATAACATAACCCAAAGACATCACAACTGTCTTCCCAGCACGAACCGAACCATCAGCAATAATTGTTTCTTTATCTCGATAAGCTGCACTCATCCACCACGACAACACTTGCATCTGTTTAATTGAAAATGGTTTAAAGTCAAAACTGACATTAAATTTAGGTTTCGATGCCATCATTTTCTCCAAATACATTAGTGTTCTTAATTGCGTTGATTAGACCGTCTTCCTTCACATCTTCCTTGGCATAATCACCCATCATTTCAAGTAATCTGTCCCGGGCCTTATTCCGATCATGCAACTCCACAACCAATCCATCTTT